CGGTAGCTCAAAAATGTGCCAAGGCACAGAACCTTGACTACAGACAGTCTGGTCCCAACCACTTGCAGGGCCACCGTGCGGATGCGAGTGAACAACCGCCTCAACTTTTCCCATCATCGCAGCTACAGCGTAATCCCTTGGCTCAATAACGAAATGGTGCTCTGGCTCGTCTGCGATGTTGCGGCACGGCCAATACTGCCCGTTGATGACAAGACCGCACGCCTCGCGTGGGTAAGAGCGTGCAGCGTGCGCCTCAGCGTCACATCTGAAGTCGTGCACCTGGAAAACCTCCGAACGGTAAATCCCCCTCAGGGAAGCGCAGCGTGCAGCTGGTGTAACGTTTGCCGCAAACATCGTTAGCTTCAGTCGTCGGGTTGTTGTTGATGTCGAAATAGTTAGTGCCTTTGTAGCCGCAGGTGCTTTCCTCGCGATAGACCCAGGGGCAATGCTCTAGTACTTGGCGACGCGGCAGGGCAACGTTCACTAGGTCAAGCTTGCTCGCGAGCTCGAACTCGACTAGCTGCGGGTTCTCGTTTGCTACCCGGTCGATATAGAAAATCTGATCCTCGAACTTTGCAGTTGGATCAGCGGTTGCGTTAGTTCCGCCTGTAAAGTTCACCGCATCCAAGAACTTCTTACAGGTTTGTATCCTCGTGACTTTGGCCTGTAGCGGGTTGTAAAGCAGCAGCAGAGCCGAGATGGCATTGCCGACGTTGGCAATCCGCATCGTCGGGCGAGGCAGGACGCCTTTGGTCGCAGCTTGGAAGCCATCGACCTGTATTGCCGTCGCTGTGTATTCTTGCCCGCTAAACGTCACGTTTGCGGTCAGCTCGTTCGTTCCAGCGTGGTAGTAATACGTCTGATCGACGCCGTTGACGGCCTGCGTTAGCTCTAGTTGAAACAGCTCGATAATTGCCGACGGCTCAAGCGACTGCAGCTGCTCCTGAATCGACTGCGGCGTACTCATGCTTCAAACACCTGCTCAAATGTTGTGGTCAGCTGAACGCGGCCCTTTGTGGTCATCGTTTTGTTCCATGCCCTGCAGCGGACTTTGATGCTGCTGCTTTCGCCAGGCGGCGTGAAGGTGAACTTCTCAGTGCCGCCACGGGCATCCAAAAACGTTTCCACGGTGTCTGATTCTGACTCCGACAGGTTGTAAGTCAGCGTGAACGACTTCGGATTCTGGTTGATGCCCAGGCTGCCCACCTGTTCGTAACCGCTGCCAAACCGCGCTGTGCGGGTTAGCGGCTGGCTGGCTTTAGTCGTTCCGTATGTGGGTTGCAGGTTGACGGATGAATCCCAGCTAGCGGTCATCGGCTCAGAAGTCCTCCAGGTCGCTGTTGCTTAATTATCTCGCCTTGCACAGCAGCACCAATAAGCGCACCGAGCTGTCGAGATTGTCCCTCATCACCTTGCACGCTAGTGCCGCTCGCATCAACGTTTACAACGACATTTGCGCCTCCTCCAAATCCACCATTAGGGATGATCGTTCCGGCACTATCGGGCACAAACAGCTCAGGCCCACGCTCACCAACTACAGAAGGACGGCCAACAGGCGGGCGGCCACCGTTTGCAAAACCGAGCAACGGGATGCCTGCTTTTTTAAACAACCCCGTGAGCAGCAAACGGCCAACCTGCTTAAGGATTCCGCTGAGCGACTCACTTAATTTTTTAGAGCCGTCAACGGCACCCATGATTGCGTCTACAACCCCTTTCTGAAACTCGTCAGCAATTCTCTGAGCTTGCCGCGCCTGTTCCTCTTGCTGCTGCTTTAATTTTTCAGCTTCTGTCAACCTTTGTCGATCCTGTGCTAGCAAGCGGAAGTTAATAAGCTCTTCGTTAATTAGCTGCTCTACAAGATCTTTGCCGATGACTGATTCTTGCGCCTTTATATCTCGAATGCGCTGATCAAGTTCTACTACCCTGCGTGTTCCTTCTTCTGTTTCTCTAAGAACGGCGTTTTGGTCTTTTGCTGCCTGCAAACGGTCGCGAGCTGCTTGGGTTATTCTTTCCGCCTCGTCGCCGCCCGTATCTCCTTCAGTCGTAGATTTGTTAAATAGTTCCTCGAATTGAGCCTTCAATGCTGCAAGTCTTTTTCGCTCTTCTTCAGCAGCTGCCGCAGTTTCCAGTTCAATAGT